TTCCTATTTCAACAGGGTGAGGAAGGGATCTCATGGCTGCCTCCGCGCTTGCGCTTTTTCAGCTGCCTTCAGCTTCCGCTCCAGCAATTTGCGCACGGCGGTAATGACTGACTTCGCTTCATCTTCCTCGAATGAAATAGGGCCGTAGTTTGTTTCGATGCTGAATCCGCTCTCCATCGCCGGCACACGCTTGGACAGTGAGTATCCGAGGTTTTCAATGTAGTAGCTCATGACGCTCTCCCCCGGGTGCCCGGACACATGTTTCCTGTCGCGTGTGCTTTGCGCAGATCGGCAAGTCTCAGTCTCGGCTTGGCGTCCACCTCGCGCAGCGCGGCTTCCACGTGTTCGCGGGTCTGCCTTGCATACACTTCGGTGGAGCGGATCGAGGCGTGGCCTAGTGCCGCCTTGACCACGCCCAGCGGATCGGTGGCGGTGGTGCGGCGCATGATGTTCATCGCCCTGGTGTGGCGAAACCAGTGCGGGGATACGCCGTCCGGCAGCCCTGCGCTCTGCGCCCAGAACGCCACACGCTGCTCGACGGCGCGCACCGACAGCGCACGCCATCCCAGCCCGGCACTCTTGCGCGACACGATCAGCGCCTCATCCAGTTCGGCGCCGACACGAATATTCAGCAGATCAGACAGCGCTGTCTTTACCGGAACTGTCACCAGTACCTCGTGATCGCGTCGCTCGTCGGTACGGCCCTTGCGGTACTCCTTCGGCAGATAGATATAGCCAGACTTCAGCGCGGCCATCGCGTCCTGCACCGACAGGCGCAGGCATTCGCCGACGCGCATCCCGGAATGGATCAGCAGGCGAACCACCGCGCTGTCGCGCAGCGCCACCTCACTCTTGTATAAATTCAGGACATCGAGCAATCGTTTCTGCTCGTCCTCGGTCAAGTACTTGTTCAACATCGCTCGCTCCTTCATCAAATGCCCGAACCCGGGCGGGTAGGTCAGTGGTAAATCGTGTTTCGTGCCATTTCGATGGCGCGGCGGAACCGGTGGTGCTGGCATCGCCAGTAATAATCGACGTTCAGGACGAAGTCGCGGCGCTGCGCCAGGGTTTTGCAGATACGCAGCACGCGACGATGGATCAGGGCACGCATGGCAGCTCTCCTTTGGATTTTTTTGCAGATACGGCGCGACCGAGGATCCTGTCTTCCATCTCGGTGCGATACAGCAGGAAAAAAGACTTGCTGAGCTTCTTCTCGTCCAGCACGTCGCCGGGCGAAAGGTTGTCTGTTACCTGGCGGATGCCGTGTCTGATAAGGGTGGCGGGAATAGGGCTGCTCACTTCGCCATCTCCTTCAATCGCGCCAGGCCTTCCAGAATTGCCGAGATCCATTCGTGCGCCTCGCGCTCGATCGATGCGAACTCCGTTTTGCTGATCGTGTCGTCTTCGCGCAATGCGCCGTGCAGCTCGCGGTAAAAGTCGCCGCCTTCCTTTTCAATGCGAATGATATGGATCAGCAGTGCGTCGGTAGAAATATCGGACAGATCGGGGAACTGATGGAACACCCCGCCGCTGGAATGGGCGAAGGCCTGCAGGATGCGGAAATCGCGGGTCAGGTTGGTCACAATCACGCTGTCGGCCAGCGTCGGCTTATGGTGGCTGGTATCGTTGGTGTTTGCCTTGTTGTACAACACGCCCGCCGACATACCCATCATGCCCGCCAGCTTTTCGACGCCGAAATCGTGAACTACCCGATAGAACGCGTCCTGTACGTCCTTGGGGATTGAATTGCCCATGGTGAAACCCTCCGTAAAATTAACCTTTTACTTCTGGAGGGTGATCGGGATACTTGGGCTGCCTTACAAGCGAGCGAGTATCACGAGCACCCGAGCGGTCAGCGTTAGCGCGCTGGCCGCTCTACCTATGCCGCCTTCTTTTGGGAAGGTTTTTCAAATGTGGACAGCAGACGCACGATTACTTCGGTATTCCTGCTCCGTCCGTTCTTCTTTGCAGACTTATCCAGTTCCGGTACCAGGCCTTCTGGAAAACGGACCGTCACTGTCTGGTCTTTGCTTTTTGCAATGATGTTTTTTACTTCGGTCATCTCGGTTGCTCCTGTAGTTACAATCTGTAGTCACTATAACAATCTGTAGCTATTAACGTCAAGAGCTTTTTAACTACAATCTGTAGTCATGGAAAACAAAAGAAAAATGGCCGACATAGCACCATTCGGACTGCGGATGCAGACCGAGCTAAAAGAACGACTGGATCGGGAAGCGAAGATCAGCGGGCGCAGCCTGAACGCGGAGATCGTCCACCGCCTGCAATTGAGTATTGATAATCAGGAAAATACAAAAGGTAGTTACACAGCGGCGCAACTGACAGCAGCGAGCTACACGCCAGATCTAAATGATATCGAACGGCAGATGCTTAGCCTGTTCCGCCGTATGCCGGTAGAAAAACAGCTCGCGCTGCTATCACTATTCAAATGAAGATGAGGAAATAATGATCAGAATTACACGCCCGATATCTGTTCTATCTTTCATCGGACTATTTCTATTTGTATCTAATGAAAACTTTTCTCAAGCAGCTGAGATTTCGCTGAGCGATCAGGAGGCAAAGCGCACCGCTGAGTTCATGCTGAAAACGATTGAGCAAGCAAAAACTGAATTTGGAAAGATTCTGGATACCGGGGATGATTCAACATATCTGAGGAAGGTTAAAGCGCCCCTGCAGAATGAAATTCGGGGATGGCCAGAGCAGAATCGAGCAATTTTCCCTTATTCGGAGTGCAGACTAGCTGCCCAGGACTTGCTACAGATCACCGAGGAGTTACGCCACCCGATGATAAACAGCGAGGGAACGTGGCTGAAGCATCTTAAACAAAATTTTCATACTGATCTGCCCGGGTGCCGTAAAAGCATAAAGCACCCGGACATGAGCCTGAAAAATATTCAGTGATCAGCGATCACCAAACCACAGCCTGAACCTCAGCCACCGTTTCCGCTGCGCGCACTTGAGATTTGAGCTGCTGAAGCCTAGAGAAAGCAGCCTGACCTTGATCCAGAATCGCAGCAGCAAGCCCCTGCAGCTGTATATAGGTCATCAGCACTTGCGCATTGTGTACGTCGAGCCAGAAAAACCCTTCCGGAACAGAGCCCGCAGCAAGGCATTTAGTAAGCACGTCCTGGCTTCCCGCATCAGCCTGGAAGGTTGTAGCCATGTATGCAACGGGAAGCTGGATCGAAGCGAGGTAAGCCGATTCCATAATGCCAATCCGGACAGCCTGAGCATCGATAAGCAGTTGTGCCGCAGTGGGCGCAGGTTTCGGCACGAGCTTGCCGTCCTGCACATACCACGGCTCATCCATGCGAACATTCCACTCGTCATCGGTGAGCATAATCAACTCAGACGGCGCCGGAAGATTCGGGTATTCAAGTTCGTCGGTATCGTACCAGCCTATAACGGCAGTTGGCTGTGCCGCTTTTGAATCAAATTGTGCGATTTTTGACATTATTTTTCCTTACTTGCCGATGGCAATCCAATTGTTTGATACCTGATTCGTTGTTGCGGCATTCATAACAACTCCGGCGCCAGCTGCAAAAAATGCACTCCAGGTAAATCCGTTTAAATTTTCCGAATTTAAAACAGCCATGGATTGATAGCCGGGGGAGCCATTGAGCGGTGTAGGCAAAACATTAAGTACAGCATTTGGGAATGCGATCGGAAATGTGACTGAAGTAGGATTCGATGCCCCACAAACTGAAATACCCCATTGCAGGATAAAAATATCCTTGACGGTTCCGTTGTTCCACATCGGTATTTTTAAATATCCGTTACCGCTCAGGCTACCGAGAAACTGCCCTAAATTCACGGTATGACCTGCCGCCGTTGCCGCTGCGGCGCTAACATTTCCAGTGGCTACCAGACTGCCATTGATCGTGCGCAGCGCATTCACCAGATCCAGAGAATCGATCTTCACCCATGCGGGAACCACGCCTGCAGCGGCCGTTGGGGCATACCAGAATTCCTTCAGGCCGCCTGCATCAGATGTTTTTTCAATCCAGCAGATATCTGCCACATCGCGGCCTGCCCAAATCCCTGTTGCAGGATCGATTGCGCAGTTATAGACCTGGCAGATTTCAATTCCGCCGACTGTGGCAGCATTGGTGATGTCGGCATATTCACGCACCAGTGCACCACCGATCGGAGTCAGCGACCGGATCAACCCTGAGATGTTGCGATTAGTGATTAACGACTGGATGGCAGCGAGTACCTGGGCGTTGTTGGCGGTGCTGGGGATAATGTTAGCAGCCACCAGAACGGCACGAAGTTCTTCGCCGATCTGGTGGAACCAGAAAGCGCCCCCTTTTGTAGAAGCAATGCCGAGCGATGGGTCTCCGGATGTCGGATATCCCACCGAAGGAGACGCGGGGGGAGTTGGCGGCGTTCCGGATGCACCGGATGACCAGGATCGATTGTCCATGTGTATTTCTCCTTTATGAATAGTTAAACAGCAGCACGGTGTGCGCGGGTTTGTCTTTTTGCAATACAGATTCCAGCAGTGCGTTGAGCCAGACCACAGAGAACGGTGTCTCGACATCGCTTTCAACGTTCCACGCGCTGGAGGTGGTCAGAGGCGCATTGATGCGCCAGGCGAAGTTCCACTCCAACCTGTTCAGCGATGCTTCCACATCGTCGTTCACGCTCCATTCGTGGAACTCGGTGATGGTGACGGTAAAACCCATTTTTGCAGCTAGTGCGATGAAGTAGGCGCGCGATTGTCCGCCGCGCTCGGTAATCTTTGAAACGAGATTGGCGCGGCGCTGATCGAGAGAAAGCACACTGCCATCTACCAATGAGAATGCAGATAGCCCGGCTGCATGTTCCCAGTTTTCCAGCATCTCATAGGTGGTGCGCGGATCCGCTTCGTCGAGCAGTTGAGTTGCTCGACCATCGACACGGGAAAACTCCTCAGCAAATCCGTCGAGTAAACGGGTAAGCGCCGCATCCGATTCACGCGGCCAGGCCACCCCTTGCGGCAGCAGCTTCTGCAGCTGGCTCAGGTAGTCGGCGCGACTCATGCCCATGTGATCGTCCCCATTGTGGCAATCTGGCCGGTGGTATGAGTCACGTCTGCCGCCGGCGCCGTCATTGTGTAGTGGCTCAATCCATTTGAGATCTTGACGGCCTCGCGCAAGTCATCAAGATAGATCGTCCCGTCTGTACTGGCGCCCTGTGGAACGGATATCCTGCGCAGCAGGTCGGTCAGTTCAGCCGTTACAGCAGCCTTGACTGCGGCGGTGTTGGGCGTGACAGAAATCGTGAATGCGAGAGGAGTTGAAACGGGAGCAGCGACGGTGAGCTGTGCGGTAACCGGGCGGAGCGCATCAATGTAGGTCTGCACTGCGGCGACTTCAGACGAATCCGGGATCAGGCTGATATCGTTATCTCGTACAAAGCGCAGCGTAACCGTTCCGGCGCCGAGTTCCTGCGGATATACCCAGGCGCGGGTGACTCCCGCCACCTCCAGCGCCCATGTAGTGTAGTCTCCAGACGACCCGCCATGAGGCGGTTCTTTCATGCGTGCGCTGATGCGCGCTCTCAGGCTATCGTCGGATTCCGTATCGGATCCTGCAGACAGAATTCCGACAGTGGACGTGGATAGTACCCCTAAAACAGGCGTGACTAAGGTTAGCGCAGATCCGCCGGTATCGATGTTCCCCACGGCGCCGGCTACCACAGCGGTGATTGCCACAGTGGCGGTACCGGAGACGATGGTGGCGTCCGCATCGGTGGTGTATTCCGCGCCGTCTGCCCTGGATAAAACTGTATAGGCCGGGATCGTCACGCCGCTGGTTCCGGTCATAGTCGCACTGCCGATCGCGTGCGCGGCGGCTTTACGCGGCTGATCCAGCCACAGCGATGCCATACGGTCCAGATATTCTGCCTCTGCGCTATCGGGCAAAAACTGCCGGGAGATAAACTCCTGGTATCCATATAAACCATGCACGGCGCCTGAGTGTACGCGCGCCAGCACATTCAGGTTGCTGCGTCGCAGGCGCGCATTGGTTCCGGGAAGAGATGCCTCGATCGTGCTCTCGGCTCGGTCGATCAATTCGGTAAGGGCAGGGCGATTAAACGGCATCAGTTACTCCAGAATTTGTCAAAACGATAGCGGCGGACCGTACTATTGCTGCGCATGATCTCAATGTGTATCCCCATCACGCCGGAGCGCACGATAGTGGCGGTAACCTGTACCGATTTGACTACGGTATCGGTCACCAGCCATTGCAATGCCTCTTCGGCGTACTCCTTTGCCCGGTTCAATGCGATATTGAGCTGTTTTTCACGGGACAGCAGCCACAGGCGAGATCCGATCTTGTCGCCCGGCATGCCGGGATAAGCATCGGCCCACCATCCGCGCAGATTGGTGCTGTCTCCGGGCAAAACATCGTCTGTATTCGCCCTGCGATCTGTGAATAGCGAGATGATCACCGCCGTGTCCAGCCCGTCGTCTTCAACAAGGCCTAGCGCATCCAGCTCGTAATCGGCGCCTTGGGACATGTCGATGAATATAGTTCCGATATCGGCCATTACATCTGCGCTCCTGGTTCAGAAACGCTGCCGCCTTGCGGATCTGTATGCGTGTGGCCGTTATAGACAGTGCGCATCCCGGCCATGCTCTTGTTGCCATGGTCGCTGATATCGGCATCCGCCACGATGGACCCCGCCACATGGAGATTCCCGCTCAGATTGGTTTGAGGCACATTGATGATATTCAGCGGCAACCCTGCGCCGTCGATCACGATCCCGTTACGGCTCAGATATACTTTCTGGCCAAGATCGTCATATATCACTGTCTCGCCGGGCAACAAACCCTTGACCCGGTGCCGTCCGTCCTCGGTGGCCGCCACGATGCCATGCGAACGGCTGCCGCCGATGCACACCATCACGGCCTGGCATCCTGGCAGCGGCACGCTGCTGAAACCGTATTCCTGGAAGCGTTCCACGCCGTCCATCACCTCGCCATCCAGCAAACTGAGCTGCATGCGCTGGGTTTTCAGGCTGTCGTTGACCAGCGTGATCACCGCACGCGATACCGTCAGCCGCAAACGTCGGCTGACTGGCGCGATCATCTTTGAAATAGTGCGCATCATTGGATGCTCCAATCCTGTTTTTTCTTGCCGCCCTGACTACCCTTTTTAACGTTCTGCTCCGCACCGTTCGCCCCGCGAATCGCATTCTTCAGGCGCGTGCCCTTGACCCCGGAGATCATCTCGAACGCTTCTGCACGGCAGACTTGCAGCTCGCTGCAGGTTCCCGACTCATCCAGCGTGTAGGCCACCGATGAAATCAGTAAGTCGGCATCGACATCCAGATAAGGGGAGCGCACCGGAACCAGGCGGTTCGGCAGCCATATCCCCGCATCGTGTTTCCATCCCTGCACCTTGATTGTGGCGCGGTTGCCGCGACCGACACGCACGCTGCGTTCCCATTCCGCGCGCTGCTTGAGCGTGACTCCGTTGCCTTGGTCTTCCGCGATGACGATCTGCGGCCGGTAGCGGTTGATCACCGGGTCGTCGGCATTGCCATTCGGCGAGGTATGCGTCGTCTGATTGAATTCATCCCCGTCGGGAGCCGCCTGACCCTTGACGATGTAATGGCTATAGCGCTCCTTCCAGCTGAAGGTGCCGGAGGCAGATAGAATATTACCGCCCTCGATCAGCGCGGTAGGGATGCGGATCCGGGCGGTTCGGGTAATCACCAGGTTACCCAGGCCATCCGACACCAGCAGCAATGCGCGCAACCGTGCGGCGCGCTCCAGCGCCTCGAATACCGATTCTCCCTCGTTGAGTTTAAATGACGGGATTGCATTTCCGACATCGGTATCGACGATCACCTTGATACCGAACGGCGCGCAAAGGTCGGCTGCGATCTTGTCCAGCTTTGCGCCTTTCCAGTAGCCGCCCTTATGGATCGCCGCGCAATCCACCAGGTCGCAGGTCTTATCTCGTCCGGAGACGGTAATCCCGTGCTGATTCGCGTCATATGACGGGTTTGCGTCATCCACATAACCGGTGATGACAGGTATGCCGTCGATCAGCACTTGGCAGGGTTGTCCCGCCTTGATCGGGCGCTTGTCGGACTGACCCGCCCAACGCTCGGTGATTCCCAGGCTGAACGTACCCGCGATCTGCTCCATTCCGCGCTCGATGCGCAATGAAGTCCAGCCTCCATAAATAACCCCGCTAACCTTCAGCTCTGCGCGGTTCAGGGACGTATTCATGCCAGCACCTCAAGCGCTCGCCCGCCGGGCACAAAGCCGGGGTGTCGAATGTGGTTGCGTGCCACGATCTCATCGGCGCGCGTGGCATCGCCATATAACTGATGGGCTACCACCAGCGCCGGCAACGTCGTGCGAGGCGTATAGCTAACCACTTGAGCCAGATCCGCGCCGCGCACGGTAATGTCGCGCACTACCGCCGATTTCAAACTGGCAAGAACGGCATACACCGCATCGGGCGCCGTCAGCATTTGTGCATCGAACCGGGTCACTAACTGGTCTCTGACTGTCTGCGCCTCATTCAGGCTGACAAACTCGATCTGGCTGCTGGCGCGCGCCGCCTCGATCAAGGTTGTATTCCGCACCAGGTTAATCACCGCATCCTGATTCGCCGCCTGCTGGGTCCGCGCCGGCGTGGTCAGCGGCACGCTTTGCATTCCGGTGCCGAAGCTGGCAAGCGAAGTCGAACCAGCCGATGAACCGGAAATCGAACTAGTCGAGGAATAGGCATGCCGTGAGGGAAATATCGACAGCAGCGCTGAAACCTGATCTGTGAAGCGGGTTGCCAGATCACCCGGCAGTGCGATCAGCGACTGGACGGAGTTGATCATGTGCGTCAGCTCCCAGGTGAAGGCGGGCAGTATCGCCATATCCGGCAATCCGGAGAGAATGGATTTGCGCACCGATTCCAGAGCCGCACTCACATTGGCAAGCGCCGCCGTTCCGACAAATGCAGGCATTCCGGCCACCTTGAACTTGTCGCCAAATTCTTTTGTTACTTCCGCATGAGCCGCGTCGGCAGCGCTGTCCACTTGGGCGGGGGTGTCGACTTTGCTATCCGGCTGGATATTTTCTGAAGTCTCGCAGAACGTCAGATGGAACTTCGCCATGCCGCCATATTCGCTGCTCTCGGTGTAGCGGCACTCCGTCACCGAAACCTTGATGCTGCCGCGATACGGATGCACCAGCATGCCGGGCCCCGGCGTTTCGATCGCATATAGCAAGGCATCGCGCCAGCTCATGTAGCTCGCGCCGATGACAAAGGCCTCCAGCGTGAATTCGCGTGCACGCAGCCCCATGTCTTCGACAAACGGCGCATCTTCGCGTTGCGGATATTCGTGTTTAGCCGTGCGCCTACCCGCCGTCCCTTCTGCGGATTTAACCGAGAAGGGAGCGTCTCTGAATTTTGCGGGTTGCAGTTGCTCGCGCCAGCTCATTTGCTCGGGCCTGATAGGGAAGGTGAGCTATTTTGGCGCGTATGGCAAGCCAAAAACAGGGACGAAAATGGCGATAAAAACAGGATGCAGGACTCAGGATTCAGGATTCAGTACAAGAAAAAACCCCGCAGAAGCGGGGTGGTTGTGGGTTACTTTCCTTGCATGGCCTGTATCTCGTTCAGCGCCCCGAGGATTTCGCCATGAATCGGACGCAGCAGATAATACAAATCCATCGGCATCGGATGAAAGTCTGTTGCCTGTTTTAATACCTCCATAAAGGCAGACAACGCCCCTTGTGCAGCGGTTATCTGTACTTCAGCCATTTCGGCGGTCTCTGCCTGGTCTTCGGTAAGCGGTGTCATGCCGTTCTCCTGACCACGATGCCGAACGCCACGCCTTCAGCGACCGCTTCGCAAGCCAGCCGGAACGCGCCGGAGAAGTCAGCGGCCAGCGCCGAAAAGCGCATCACCCGCCCGGACTGGCGGATCTTGATGTCGAAGGTGCTCATCTCACACCCCCGGCAAGACGAGTTGATCGATGTTCTTTCCTAGGCGAGCGATGTCCGGAAGCGGCTGACCCAGCGTCAGATGCACCTCGCGCAGGTGAGTAATCAGCGCCTCGCTCACAAACGCATCCTTGGTCTTGCCTAAATCGGCCAGCAATACGCGCGACAGCTTCAGCAGCTCGGTGCGTTCCTTGAAGCTCATCTTGCGCGGCCCGGCAAAGTGCCAGACGAATTCCGCCACCGCCTGTTTCATCGCCTGTGCTTTCGGCTGCCCTGACTCCATCACGATCAGCAGAAAGCCGATCGGGTGATACACCTTGGTGTCGTATTTTTTACCGTCAGTAGCGGTCAGCTTGACCGCTACTGAATGCTCCTCGATGTAGGAATTCCGGTTCAAAATTTTCCGAATTCCATCCGCAGGGTCTTCATATTCCAGCCAGTCGCCGATGGCAAAACGGGTAGCGTGTGGGGCACCGTCGATGAAGACGGTTTCGGCAAGGGCGATTTCGCCCCAATTGAAGGGAGTTGTTTCGGTGTTGGACATGGTGATTCTCCTATTGCGATTTGAAGTCGTTACCCATAAGGGTGGCCGGGAGCTTCAAACGTGAAATAGGAACACGCGGACTTCTTTCCCTTTCGGGTGTTGTATCCGTCACACTCCCGGCCAAAACTGTTTTTTATGCGCGAAGGAGCGAGCGTGCTCTATGGGCGTAAAAAAACCACAACTACGGGTGTGGGCGGAATCCGCCTAATTCGGTGTTTGAAGCACCACCTGCGGTTGGCAGGCAGGCGGAGATTACGGGATGTGGTGGGAGGATGTCAAGCTACTTATTGATAGCGTCTTTATTCCGAATGGAAATATTAACAATCCCAAGCGCTTTTACTATTCCTACTTTGATTATTTTATCCCCATGAACGATTTGCTCGCTGGTGTGATCCTTGTTTTTTGAACGTCCGATTTTATCCATTGAGGATGTAATCCATTTAGCCGCAGCATCCCATTCAGGCAGCGCGTTTTTGCATAGTATAAAAACCAGCAGGGTACTCATCGCCACAGACTCAGCATTGTCATTTGGGATCATAACCATCAAGGATACCGAATCAATATTTCCTTTATTTCCGCCATTAATTTCCAGGATATTCAATCCTTTCTGACCTGTCATTCTAGGTGTACCGTCAGCTAGAGGATTGGATTCCATCGTGAAGACCGAATCAAGGTTTTGCATAACCTGATCGTAGCTGACCCCGATCCCCTTGTATTCAGATTTGGATGTTATTTCAGCAGTGGCGCTTTCTGCTTTGTTCGGGAGTGCAGTAGGTGCTATCAATCCAATGGTAATGACAAAAGCTATTACCCCAGAAAGTATGCCTATTGCATGGCCAAATCCCTTACTATATTTATGTTGAGGAGAGTTTCCAATCGCCTTGAAAATAAAATACCAGATAGCAAAAAAAGCGATGAATGGCAGAAAGTTTTTCACATCGTATCCCTAATAAAAGTCGGGTGATGTTACCCCGTTGAATTTCGTTTTTCAAGCAAGCTTGTATTACTTCGGATACTATGGCGGCTATGAATACCTTTCTTGTATCGGATGAATTTAATGGTTGGTTGGCCGGGCTGAAAGATTCGGTCGGAAAAGCCATTATCACCAAGCGCATACGGGCGGCTGAAACCGGTCGGTTCGGTGATTGTGAGGCAGTGGGAGAAGGGGTTTCAGAAATGCGGATTCACTACGGCCCCGGCTATCGTGCCTATTTCACCCGGCGCGGTAAGGTGGTTTATCTGTTATTGCTGGGCGGGGATAAATCGACCCAGAAACGTGACATCAAGCGAGCCTGTGAAATGGCGCGCACCTTACCGAAGGAATAGCCATGACTAACTTTACCCCGTTTGATGCTGCCGACTATCTGAATGATGACGAGTCGATTTCCGCTTACCTGTCCGCCGTACTGGAAGATGATGATCCTGAATTGTTTCTAATTGCAATCAAGGATGTGGCGCGTGCGCGTGGCATGACGCAACTGGCTAAGGATACCGGGCTGGGGCGAGAAAGCCTGTATAAAGCCCTGGCGCCGGGGGCGAAACCGCGTTACGACACCGTGCTCAAAGTGATCCGTGCGCTGGGAATTCAACTGCACGCTGAGCCGTTGCATCACTGAATTTGACTTTTCATCCCCCCTGCATCGTATAGCCGCTGTCCACATTGAAACCAAACAGCGGATTATTGGGTTTCATACTGACCACTCTTGGCCTGCCTTCCGAATCAATCTTGATGTTGAGCGTTCCACCAATGTTCTGATTTTGTTTGTTTCCTGGTCCTGTTACAGCGGATCCTGTTTCCCCGATCTTCTCGTTGATGGCAACCGCTTGCTTCGCATTCTCAATCCCGACAAAAGCCAATGCCTTGGCAATAGAAGCCCCGATTACATCGGTCTGAAAACCTTCCATCCTGGTTCCCTTTGCCGCATAGCCTGCCAAAGCGCTTCCGCCAAGCCCGACCCCATATCCTGCGGCACCGGCAGCACCGACTGCCAGCCCCGCTGTAGCGGTCGCTCCTGCACCCAGTGCCGGGATCGAAGCTAGGTCCATTCCGCCGAGTAATGCCGCACCTACTTTAAACTTGCTGGCCAATGACGCGCCCTTTACCAGCGTATCCTTTCCGACTCCCACCGGAATTTCTTTGCTAATCCCTGCAGGAACATCTATCCCGCTCCCGGCGATTCCGCCTGATGGCATGTTGACGACAAACACCGGTGTAACTCCGGCAGTTGACTCGAGTACTTTACCTGCTGCAACTCCAGCTCCGATTCCCCCAGCTTTTCCAGCTAGTGCGCTGATTGCTTTTCCACCGTAGCGCGCTGCAGCCAGCGTTCCAATAGCCAGCCCTGCAGCACCTAACTCCATGTCCTTGCCATTTAGTGCCAGACCGCCATTCTCTTTTTTATCCATCCCGAAGCGGATTGCATTGGATAGTGTTTCGTTTATTGGCTTGGCAAAGTTATCTGCGGCCTCTCGTAGTGAAGATTTGAGCCGTCCGACTTGATCGACTGAGTTATTAATGGCAGCTGGTAAATCTTTGGCAATGGTTCCGCTCGCATTAGATATTTGATTGCTGAATGTACCGATCTTGCTAAGAGTGTCGCCACTCAGCAGGATACGTATGCCTTTGATGGTATCCAGATCCGCTTTGCCAAATGCGCTTTGCATAAACAGTGCTCGCTGTTTATCTGTCTTCAGTTTGTCATATTGTTTTTTAATATCGGCGATTACAGCCATGGAATCGCGGCGGGATTCATCCTTATTGAAAAACTTAACCCCGATCGCATTAGCCGCTTCTTTGGTGTAATTCAGGTTATTGAACAGGCGCAGCGTGCTGTCGGCTAATGTAGCGAGCCGCTCCGGCTGCCGCTCGATCATCGATAGGCCTTCGATGAATGCAAGCGTCTGTGTAAAGCCTAGCCCTGCAGATTGTGCATTTGGCCCTACGCGCGCAAAAATATCTGACAGATTTTGCAGCTCGGCATTGCCGAGTCGCCCGGCAACGGTCATCTGATCCAGCAAATTGACAGCCTGTCCCGGTTTGGATAAATCGAATTGAAAAGCGGTTGCCGCGACGGTAAGCCCGCTGGTCAAGGTATTGGCATTGGCTCCTGTAACTGCGACGGATTTACTGACCGCATCAATGACGGGTAGCGCCTCTTTGAAATTAAGTCCGGACTGTACAGCATTGTTAAACCCGTCTTTCAGATCGTCAACACTCTGACCAGTCTCTTTACCCATCCGGAACAGTTCTTCGCGTAGCCCTGCGACTTCCAACTGACTTACCCCGGCCGTTTGACCGATCTGGATCAGACCCTTATCCATGCGGGCGCTTTGCATGATATTGGCAACGATTCCTGCAGAGACACCCAGAGAGGCTAGTTTTCCTTCAAGTGAACCAACTACACCTTTGAGCGATTCGAACTCCTGTTTGACGTTTCCGCCAAATTTATGCAATCGTCCCTCGGCAGAAATCAGCCCGGCGGTGAACCGTACTGCATCCGTATAAAGCCTGATGGCGATCGTGTCGTTGTTACTCATCGCGTTCCTTGCATAGGTGGGTCATGTAATGACTGAATTCGCCAGGTGACAGATTAATGATCTCTCTCCTGGTCCAGCCCGTTTTAAGCGCAAGCAGCAGGATGCTGTCTAGCATCCCTTTCTGCCTGGCTAACCGGCTTCCCCCAGCGCATCAAGCTCCTGCTGTTTGGCTCGTAATACACGGAAATCATGTGGTTTCAATTTCCGGATCATCTCGATGCTGAATGGTCCGGAAAATGATTCATGGTCATCCCGGCTTTTAACGTTGACCAACTGCCGCAACAGCATCTGCGCATTGAAATTAAGCGGGGTATGTACGCCGGCATCCATCTCTGCATCCAGCATATCCTCGACCGTTGCCTCCCTCATCTCGAAATTTGGATATTCAGTTCCTGAAATGACCAGTCCGGTCTTCATTGTTCCTTGAACGGTACTCATCATGCTTCCTTGCAATCGATTGCGTTGAACTTCAGCTTGAGTTCGCTCTTGGAAAGCTCAAGACCGCCGGCGCACCAGGCATTGGTGAAGATGAAACTCTTCCCGGTATCCGTGGTGAAGGTAAGCGGAACATCCGTCATGTCCTGAAACTCTTTCAACGATGTTTGTCCGACATGCACCAGGGTGCATTCAACTTCCGGAGCAATCGTTTTTTCAGAGAATCCGACGACACCGGTATCGGCCAACTCCGGCTGGCGTTCGGTACCGCCAAATTTCATAGTGGCACCCTCGCGCGAGGCGAGGCGTTTTCCCGCTACATTGACAAAAACTCGACCCGTAACTTGCATGATTTACCCCTTAAAGAATGTATTGAACCGCAGCGGCGAACACGTCGAACTGGTTTACGACGTTGGGCGGGATCACCGAATTGACCCGGTTGCGGTCGGCTACCGAACGCACCACGATCAGATCCGCGATGAACTGTTCCAGCCCTTCCAGCAGGCCGACGTACTCCAGTTGCATCGCCGCATTGATCAACGTGTTGCGGATCAACAGCGGCGTAGTGATCTTCTGTCCTGGCTGAATGCGATTCAACACGTTGTCATCCGCCAGCTTGTGTTGCGGATAATCGCGCAGCACCGCCATGCGGAAGGTGTAACGCATGAAATCCACCGTCCATTTGGTATTCAGCTTGAGCAGGCTCACATCGGTCAGGCCGAAGGTATTGGTCTGGTAGGTCGTCACGACCTGTTCGACCATCGCCAGTCCTGATGGGTCGAAGATGATGGTGGAGATCCCGTCGTGCAGCAGCAGGTTGCGTTCGCTGTCGATGAAGCGATCCGCCTCGGCTGGCGCCATCACGTCAGGCAGCGACAGGCTGCGGAACGGGATTGCCGGGTCGTTCGCACCGGAACGCTCCACAGCCGCCGCGAATTGCGCGGCGATAAGCCAGGGTAACGACGGGCTTTTATTGAGACCGGGGAACGAGTCGTGTGCGCTGTTGCGAGCCGTGCCGAAGCTGGCGAGTTGCGCGAACGTGCCGCTTTTAAAACCAAAGCAGTGACCGGTGCGCATATCCAGTCCGCCCCAGCGTCCCTGCAGTTCGTTTTCAATCGCAGTGATATTGGCCGTATCGTTCCAGGGCATGACGATGGTATAGAACGCGCCGCTGCTCATCGCCGCGATCGCGGTGAGCACATCCGGGTTAGCCGTGCCGCCGGTCATCGCCACGATCGCAACCGTCATACCCTTGGGCGTGAACTCGCCTGAGTAGTAGTTCAGGCGCAGATCGATGTTGTTGCTTTCCTCGCCCTTGTGTCTCGCCGTCACGGTGACCACGCTGGCCAATACCGTGGCGGTCACCGGCAACGCTGCATTGGCATTGATCGCCGCA